ACTTTAAACCCGGATTGTCTCTCTAGAAAGTCCCCCCGGGGCATTTTTGAGTGGACCGGCGATGTGAGAGGGGGGTGCTTTTTCGGGACCCCCCTCCCCCCTACCGCTTTATCCCACGATGTTCTGTTGTGCTCCCTACAACTCCCGTTAGCAGCTCCAGGAAGGTTTGGATTCAGTTTTTTATTAACTTTTTTATTTGTTTTTTATTAACTTTTTATCCAGTTAACGACCATCATTGCTATCCCCATGGCTGGGTGGGGTGGGGGCGGGTTGTTATCAACCGCCAGTTGTCAGCCATCTGTGTGCTGCTTATCGCCGCCATCCATCAACGGTTGATCAGCTACTTGTTATGCTGTTTGCTATGCTGATGCAGCCACCTCTTGTGGTGTTCTAGGTGCTGTATCAGTTGGTGTGATCCTGCAGTGCATGCCATACACGTTCTCTTCGATGATCTCGTCGATAGCGTTGTCAATGGCCTGGCTATAGTCAGCCTCTGATAGATCAGGGGATACTACAGCAATGCGGGCTAGGTAACCTAGTGTGTTATAGCCAGCATTCATGTCCCATGTCAACCATTCCTTGAAGTTATGGAAAGGATTGAATGGATTGTCTACAGTGGTTAGCATCTGATCGTCCATTACTCTCCCTTCCATTACTTAAGGGCTTCTCTGACAGTGGTTGTAGACACACCTAGGGCACTAGCAATCTCTGCCTGAGTAAAGCCTTGAGCCGACATGTTTCTAGCTCGGGCTTCCTGGGTGGGGGACATGCTGATGTGAGAGCGGGGGGTGGCAAGCTCTCTAATCTTATCAATTTCTGTGTTCGCAAGGATCTGCGTAAGTTGGTGATGCGAAATCGCTCCGGCTTGAATAGCTGCCCATTCTCTATCTGTAGGGACAACCTTAGTTTTGTTAGCACCTATCCTAGTCCGAGCCGTAGCAAGAGCCTGCCCCTTAATCTTCTTAAGTGTTGCCTGGTCCATCGTAGGGTTGGCTTCAATCTGCTTAGCCACGATGGTGTGGGCGAAGATCTGAGCCTGTCGCTCTAGAGGGGCATTAGCTTGCGCAATCTTAAGCTTACTAATGAGACTATCAACTTCAGCTTTGTAAACCCTTTTAGCATCCAGGTTTACTCGTGGTGCCTTAAAGTTATAGAGCTCTTTACGAGCTTCATTAGCAAGACTCTTAAGAGCATTAGAGTGGTCCGCATAGACTAACTCAATACGAGTTTGTTCCTTAGAAACCAAGGTATGGGCATCGTGGGTATTGGCCAATCTAGCAACCTCTACCAAACGCCCATGAACATTACCCTGGCTATCAACCCAAGTCTTAGGCGTAGTCATCTTGTGCCCAGTCTTAGGGTCGATTGGCCCGCCTTCTGTTGCACGACGAGGCCGCGTCTCAGGAACTCGAATAGTAGAGGTGGCTCTAGAAATCAGAGTTGATGCTCCACCAGCTTTACCATGGTCCTTGCCTTGGTACTTCTCTTCCAATGCTCTAATACCGAAATCTCGATAAGACTTCTTGTAATCGAGATGATGCTTTTCGGCATCAATAACCACCATTGAATGCCTAACGGCACGAGAAAGTTCCTCATTAGAAGCACCCTTAATTGTCATGTCTGTGATAAGGTTGCTGACCTTACCCATCTCAAGACCCTTAGTTTTGGGTTTCATCTTAGGAACATCATCCGGAAGCTTGTATAGCGTGTGCGGATCGAAATTCTCAAGTTCTTTAAGTGCCGGCTCCGTCTTAATTCGACGAGGATTGTTCGGCTTGTTTGGAATCACAAGAACGAAGTCGCCGTCGAAGTCTGCACCAGAAAGCTTTTTGGCTACATCGGGGTGAATTCCGATTGCATCCTTAGCCTGCTTACCCATCATCTTAATAGCTTCACGGTTTTTGTTGTTTACCTGAAGCTCTGGAATCTCAAACTTGCCACCATGAGGATAACGAATCAGAACAACAGTTTCGCCATCTTCGTAATTCGGCGCGTACACCTGGTGCTTCTTCAGGCTTTGAACTGGAAGAATCACATGTGTAGACTGACGCGGAATGTGCGCTGCGTCGAGATGTACGGCCGAAGAATCTGCCCCATCTGCAAACTTCTCAAGAAGGTGTGCACGAACGGCGGGATTAGTGAGGGACTTAATCTCATTGAAATCCGACAGAAGCCGTTCTTTCTTAATTTCGAGCTGTTGCTTAGCGAGGGCTGGTGCCTGCTTAGAAAGAACCTGCGAAGAAATGGCGTTGTTCCAGTCTGCCCAAGATCCCTCTTCGTTCAAGAGATTCATTGCAGAAGTGGTCTTTTTGCCAGTAGGATCAAGAATCTGTCGATTGATTGTCGAACCAAACGGATTCTCTGGATCGATTCGGCCGGCCTTCTTCTCTTGCGGCTTCATAGCATCGAGATCGTTGCCTGTATTCGACTTATTAGTGTGGAATACAAGATCTTTGCCTTTTGGCATGTCGTCTTTGTAGACGGCCATACCCTTAATGTAGTGGGTACCACCAATACCAACACGAACCTGTGCGTAAGTTGCGCCGCCAAGAGAAACGTCTTCAACACCAGGTCGAACGTGAATCAGACCGTCGGCCTTGTCGCCGCCTTCTTCTTTGTACACGACCTTAACACGCTTTGGGTCTATGTTGATAATTGGTTTCGAACCTGTGTTAAAGGTTCGACCACCATCTTCGGAATACGATCCTGGAAGTCGAATGTTGTCTCGATTGGCCTTAGCCTGCTGATACGTTGTTCCAGGAGGTGCTAGAACCTTAACTGTAGTGAAGTTTCCTGGTGAGCCAGCTTGCGGCACCTGAACCGGATGAACAACATAACCCTGCTCCTTCAAAACGGAAACCGCGTTTTTTAACTTGTTAGCGGAAATACCGAATTCGGGAAGATGTTCAACACCAGAACCGATCTGAACGTAAGTTTTGTCGTCTACTTCTTTCTTTAAACGCTCTGCGATCGTATGAATGTTCTCAGCTCGTTCTTTCATCATAGACGACATGACAGAACGAACCGAAGACTCAGACATACCGAGTTCCTTGCCGATGGCTGATGCGCCATACTGCTTTTCGGCAAGCTTACGGACCGCATCGAATTTTTCGTTCTTTCGCTCATTGCTTTCGATAGAACGACGAGCACGAAGTTCGCTTGTTGTTATTCCAAATCCTCGAGCTACTTCAGTAGCCGGCATCTCCTTGAGAAGCTTCGATGTAATATCGAGAAAGCTTCCTTCGTATACTTTCTGATCTTTACCAGAACCCCAGGGATAACGCCCCGACTTTCGTGGGGTGCCATAGTGAGCAAGATAATCTTCAATACGAATAATAATACTCACTCGGCCTCCTCTCGAAGAATGTTGATACGCCTATCGAACGCTACGATCTTATCCATAATCAAAGAAATGGTGACTGGATCCGCTTCATAGATTCGTACCTCATCGTTCTGGTAAATCCGAAGCTCAATCTCAATGTCGAAAGGACGAAATCCATACTCAAGACAGAAAAGAGCAGAATAAACCTCGAGCTGCTTCTCTGATGCGTGATGAACTCCGTTTTTTAAATCATGGATACGAAGTTTATTGTGTCTAAACGCAATCGTATCTACAGTCCCGAATGCATTCATCGAGTAGAACAAAATCTTCTCGGATTGCATACGAAAGCCAATTGCGTCATTGACATACATGTTCATAGTCGTTGGCGTGTCCGGAAGACGAACACCAAGCGTAATCAAGTCGTGAGCGAGAGCGTGAAGTTTGGTTCCGCGCTGCGCAGCCATATTAGAGAGGAAAACTCTGTCGAGTTTGTCCTCAGGGTAGTTGAGCCAACTGTGCTTACTAGCGCTTAGAAAGGCGTGCTGGCCTGCGAGCTTCGAATTGTCGTTGAATTTCATCCAGAACCTCTTCTTCGTTCTCGGGGTAGATAAAAGCTGCGAAAGACATGTCGTTCAGCTGCTCAACGTAGTATCGCTGATTGGGCTGTTCGTCAGAATCTCTGCTAGCCTTGACCTCAAGCATCGCCCATCGATCTTCCCAGAGAAGAATCCAATCTAACATTCCCTGCATGTAACTGCTGTCATTCTTAAGCAAGATACAGCCAGGGAAGCGTAATCGAATTCTCTTGATCAGCTCAGCTTGGTACTTTCGCTCCAACATGAGCCCTCCAAGGTCGAAAACGGACAAAAACAAGAGGCAAACTTCTACTCCTCTATTATAGGGCATGTATTGAGCGCGAACAATTACCATGTGTCACTTCTTTTCACTTCTTTCACACATCCTGGAAAACTTTATGTGTTGGAAAAACATCGATGCCTTTTATACAGGACTGAATGATGTCCATGTACAGAATTCCAAATTCCTGACACGGTTCGATGTACGTCTCGTAAACTCGTCCCGTGTCTACGTCCTGAATCTTAGTCGTTGCGTGTCGAAACTCAGGATTCCAATACTGCTTCTGATACTTGACCGCAAACCATCGAGGACGCCAAGCCAAATTGTCAACTTGGTTGTTTGAGAGATCGTTGTCCAAATGAATTGGAGTATCAAAAATCTCAGGATCGAAGTCGTTCCAAAGAAAAGCCCTCGCAACCAACAACGCCAACGACTTTGTGTAAGGTCGACCTTTATAATACAAGGTAATCTTAACTGCGCCCTCTCGCGTCATGGAGGGGCGCCGCTCTAAACCGTTGGTTGCGTTGTAGACTCGACCTTCTTTGGTAATCACATAATCGGGGAACTCTTCGATAACCACAGAGTCTTCAATAACGACTTCCCGTCTTGCCAAGATTTTCGACGGAAAAAACTTTTTTATTTCGTTTTCATTACCATACATGGTAACTCACTCTGCTTTCTAGGGAAAGGTTTTGGCTTCATTTTTGGCAGATTTGAAGATCATTTGAGCGTGAAAATGCCAAAAGTTTCCGTCAAATCTGAAAACGTTTTTTGAATCAGACATAACAGACATGGTAACGACACGGACTTTTGACCGTATTGTTCCGTTTCCCGAAATGTCCGTTTCTCAGACTTTTTCAAAAATGACGGAAACTTTTTGGCAAACCGCTCACCATTTCACACCATCCCGAGCTTCATTGAAGCTCTTCTTAGCCTTCAAAGCCTTAAGAATTGAGAGATCTATCCACGACGAGGACCTAAGAATGTAATAATATAGGTTTTCGAACGGCGTGTTGAGTCGATCGATACGTCCATGAGCTTGGTGCCACGCCTTGTACGAATAGGTAAGAGAGAAGAAAACAATAGTGTCAGTAGATATACAATTCCAACCCTCAGCCCCAGCAGTAAATTGGACTAAATAGCACCAACTATCTCCTGTTGGAATTGGCTCATGTTTGTGCCCATTCCACTCAGCCACTTCCAGATTGGGAACAGAGTCCTTTAGAGTTCTCAGGAGCTCCAGCTCGTAATCGAAGCCGTAGAATATGATTAGCTTCGGGTGAACGGTCAGCAGGTTCTGAATTGTCTGGATGCGTGAGGAATTGGAATTGACAACCTTCCTCGCCACATAATGTAATTCTCCTGAGTCCCGCAACGGACGCTGCTCGAAGACATGCCATCTCTTTTTTGTCACCTCATCCATAATTTTAGTGTCGTACTCGCAGTTAACTTCTCGAGTTACCCGAGTTGTGTGCCGCAGGTAGGGCATTTCAACGAGGAGTTGGTTTCGGTATCGAACAAGACGTCCGACATTGATGTACCGTTCGAGTTTGGGAAACTTGCCGTAGTGGGAGTAGATGCAGTGCTCTCGCTTGAACTCTGTTCGGTTCTTGTAGAATCCATTAGCGATGAAAACTGGGATGTAGTCAAGCCATGTGTCTCCAGGTGTGGCCGAGCATAAAATCCATCGATTCTTTTTAGCAATCTTAATGAAAGACTGAGACCACGACCCGCCGCCCACAACGCGCTGTTCGTCAAAGATGAAGAAAGCGTCACTTACATCCTCGTATTTCTCGATGTTGTTCCACGAGTCAACCGTGAGAACACCCGCGACAGTAGCCTCTTCGATTTTGTACACTCCATAGGCAACAAACTCTCGTTCCCAGTCAAGACTATCACGTTTTTTCGCTGTGGTGATGACATATACATCTCTCGGAGCTTCTCTTCCGACATAGTAGGCAGCCGCAACCTTGGATTTGCCCGTTCCCACTCCTCCCCAA